CAACTACAAGTCTTGTAGAAATTTCAATCCCGCTACCACAAACAATGCGAGCTGTGCCCACGTTTTCTTATTCTTTTGTACAACTACTGGACGGTATTGGTTCCATTGGTATACAGGGAATTTCTCATGTACGAAGTTCTATCTCCTCGGTTGGAGTAGGCTTCACGACGGCTAGTGGAGTTAGTTCTGGAGGTGGCGTAGTTCTGAGGGCAGCTTCAAGTACTTCTGGTGCTATTTCACTAGCTTCAGAATTATAAAGGATTTCAATCTGGTGCTACTAAAATTTACCGCCACCACACCCTTCTTCCTGCAGATACATAAATAAATGTACAAACTGACCAAACACACCGGCATCACCCGCCTTGCAGATAATGCAAGCATCCCAAACGACCCAGCCAATACTGATTATGCTGAATATCTTGAGTGGCTTGCAGCAGGTAATACACCTACTCCTGCTGATCCAATAGCAAATCCTAGGATTACTGAAATCAAAGCTCGACTCGCTCGGATTGATATTGAATCTATTCGTGCGTTACGAGCTAAATCAGTAGGTAAAGGCAAGCCAGCTGATGACACAAAACTAACTGCTCTTGATACAGAGGCTGATGACCTTCGTGCAGAGTTAGCAACTACTCCTGAGTTTGTATAAATAAGCTATGCATACTCTAATGGTAGGAGGGGCTGACAGTTATGTAGGAGAGTCTTTAGTTGGAGGAGCAACTGAAGCTATATTTACATATATAAGTACTGGCTCACTGAATTTATCTGGTACAGTCTCTACCTCAAAAACTAAAGGCTTTATAGGTGGAGCTTCATATGGACTCAGTTTCACAGGGGCAGCAAGCAGAAGCAGGCAGCAAGTTAGAAACTCTGTAGGCTCAATTGAATTCTCAGGAGCAGCAATTAAGCTTCGTACTAAGAATCACATAGCTAATGGAGATATCTTATTTGCTGCTGTATCTCCATCCTTTAGACTTACACGAGGTGCATCTATCTGGGAAGGCACAGGTGCAGTTCCTGGAGGTTCACTAGATTCAGGAGGAAGTATCTGGGAAGGTAATACAAGTCCAGGAGGTGTAGTAGTTTCAGCCAGTAATAACATTTGGAGAAGTGTGTGAGTGGTCAATATATAAGGTGGAATGACCCAGATGATGAGTATATAGTCGAAGTCGCTTCACCTAGTAATGAAGAAACTGTGGAAGGCTTTAATACTCCATTTGGATTTTTAACCGATCTTCATTGTGTTAAGATCAAAGAAGCAGGATCAAGCAGTCGAGCACTTTGGAAACTAACTCAGGAGTTTAGATATAATAGTCTGATCTATGGACTCATCATCGTTCCTGCTGGATTCATTACTGACTTCGCTTCTGTACCTCGCCTACCATTGGCTTACTGGCTGGCTGGTGATACTGCTCACGCTTCTGCTGTAGTGCATGATTGGCTATGTAAGAATGATTACATGCAGCATAAGGTATCTTGGTCTGAAGCTGCTGATGTATTCTATGAAGCTATGGAATACGAAGGTACTCCAGCTTGGAGGAGACTTATGATGCAACTAGGTGTTAAGCTTGCACCTAATAAGAGACTTTCGTTTGAAGACTATATAAAAAATGAGATGCGCTCACAGCTGGAATTAAATCTACCTGAGATTCAGGATGACTTAACTTTTGCCATGGAAGTAACTGATAAAGAAGGGGCAGTATGATGGGAAGAATGCAATTGAACTACTTTAGTCCGGTACGCCAAGCTCTCAATGCAGAGATAGCATCTCATGCAGGATTGCAAGAGTATTTGAAGAAACATGACACCTCAGAATTTGAAGTACGCCTAGCAGAGATTGCTAGATACTGCGGTGTCATGCTTGATGGGGAATATGACCAGCATGATATTGATAATATCTGTGGTCTATGTCTTGAGGAGTTAAGAAAAAAGAGTACGATTATACTGACACATTAATACATTAAAACGGAACGTCATCATCAAATAGAGGGGTACCTTCTTTTGGAGGTACTCCTCTTTTTAATTTGCTCTCACTGATAAGGCTGCCATCTAGGATACAGGCATCTTCATAGAGTTCATTTGGCAGTCCAAACCAGTCAATATTATCGTGTGCCCAGACAATGTATCCTGGAGAAGTATTCATAACCTCTCGCACTGTCTTACCTTTGTGCTTGCCAAAGTTAAGAACTGACTCCAAGGTAAACACTGTAACTGCTGCACCCTCACTTTTTGTGCTCATTTTCAAATCTCCTCTCTGTACTTCTTAGTTGCCCAGTACTCAATGTCATGCAGTTTAGCTTGAATATCTGCACAGTTAGCTCTGATAACTGCAAGTAATATTCTGTTAGGCTCAGGCTGCCGCATGTTAAGTTCCATCTCAGCAATCAGCTCATTAATCTTAATGGTTGCTTCACTTGCTTTAATTTGGATTTCAGTGCTACTGTTATCTGGAGGTGTTGAGATTGTGCTCATGATAATGCATCCTTTTCTTCTTTGGTTAGGAGATTGAAATTTACAGTATTACTCTTGAATCCTGTGTCAGCTTCTTTAAGTACTTTCTTCTTAGGCAGAAATCCCTTTGGAGTTGACTGGATTTTATCTGCTCTGGATAAGTTTTCAAGCACAGTTGTCAGTTCAGTTGCCTTATCCAAATCCTTATGTACAAACTGCCAAAGCTTTACTGCATTGACTGGTTCAAGTGAAGCTTCAATAACTTGTAAAATCTTATGTGCTACATCTGCATGTTTAGCTTTACCGAATTCACCAAGTGCTTTTGGCATGAAGTGTTCAGCATATGATAGTGTCGTATTCGCATAGATTACATCCTCCTCTGTTACAGTTGATGAAAACCTGATTGTCGCAAGTAGCATACACAACTTAAGTAGATGTGTGAATCGTCGATTGGAATAGGATTCAAAGCGCGCATCTTCTAGGTCTCCCCAGCCTTTATAAATCACATCTAATAAGTCTTTAGCTGAAGGTGATAACGTGAGCGCGCCTACACTTATTGCATGTGTCTTAATCTCTCTGAGAGCAGTAACAAGTTCAAGAGTGTGCTTTGGGCAAGGAGGCTCTGGCCAAGTAATCTTAGCCCGAGTTCTCTCTCCGTAAATCATGAGAGTACGACTAAAAAATCCTTGACCTAGAATCTCAATAGGGAAAGCTGCACTAAATCCAGTAGGAGTGTTACCTCCTAGGATATTAATGGTTGGGTTCATAATCTGAACACTCTTGGAGTTCTTTACTTTAGATTCAAATTGTCCACTGTAATCCCAGAGTTCACCAAGGTCAGTTACAAAGTCAAGTATATTGTTACCGAAGAAAGTATTGAATTCTCCTGCAACAATAAACATTTCGGAGACAGTCGAGGTGTCATCTTCTCTAGCTCCAAACAAAGTTTGCTCAAGAAAATCTTCACCATTGCTGGCTCCAACCCCATTAGACTCTGCCATATCAATAAAGAACTTTTCTTTGGTAGTCTTTGTCGGACTGAAATGAGTGTAGCCTGACTGTCTAAGAAGTCCCTTAGCAATATTAATTGCGGATGATTTCCTACTACCTGCACTTCCAATGAGTAGAGTGTATAAGTTTGGGTAGAGTGTAAAGTGTCCATGATGTAAGTAGATATCTCTCGATAAGTATGCTGCTACACAACTTAAGATACTCCAGCGATGGAATATTGCTGGAGGTTCGGTATCAGATGTGTAGTGCAGATAACTTGTTATTAGATCATTAGGGCTGGAAGGGTTTGTCACGTTTTATATTATCTCATTAACCTAGGTCTGACCAATACTTACCGCCAAACTTAGCGTCAGAAGGTACAGTGAATGTTCTAGTCTTACCATCGTAACCGCGTACTGTTACTGGAATCTCCATGCACTCTGCTACTTTCTTGCTGATATGCTCATGGCCAATGCGGTATTGATGAAAGATAGAATCATGAATCTGTCCAAGTAGTTTAAAGTTAGCTGCATACTTTGGATTAATTGCAATCTCATAGAACACTCTCATGAAAGCTTTATTTAATGTCATCGCATTAAGAGATTGAGGTTCATGAGCTATATAGCTGTTCTTATGTAGCTTGTTCTTATCTGGGTGTCCAAAGCATCTACGAGTCCAGCCACCTGTCTGAGAATACCACTCAGCCACATTATAGCAAGACCTACTCCATTCATCCTGTTCGTGAGGTTGATGAATAGCTGCTGATTTCAGATGCCTTGTTGTTACCAGTTGATGAACCATTCCAACATAGTAGTTAGCAGAGATTCCTGGGTAAGTCTTGTGGAATGCAGCAAGAAGGTAAGCTGCTACCTGCTGTGCTCCCCAAGAAGTAGGAAGCTTGAGCAGCCTTCTGGCTTCAAAGGTTTTCTCAAGTCCCATCGTATCTACTAAGGTGTTATCTCCCATGTTATAGTTTGCTCCATGGTTGACACGCTTGGCAAGATCACGAATCTTTTTGTCGAGAGTTTTGTGTAATTTATTAGAGTAGATTGCATCATATGGTATGCCAAAGAAAGCACTTGCATTGAGAGAATGGAAATCAGAGTCTCCGCTGACTGCAGCAATAAGGTTCTCATCTCCTGCAATATGCGCAGTATCTCTAGACTCTGCTTGTTCAAGGTCTGCTTCGCCAAATAAGAAATCGTTATCAGCGACAATTGTTTGTTTGACACTAGGCCCACGGGGAATGTTTTGAAGTTGGAGGCCACACCAAAAGTGATGCTCTCTACTTGCTAGTCTCCCTGTATCTGTACCGTGCGGAATGAGAGAGTATAAGATTCTTCCCTTAAACTCTTTAGCTCCTGATTTGTCTTTTGCATTTGATAGGTATGTTGAGACAAGTTTTCTTGCCCCTCTAAGCTCTAAGATTTCACCAAAGATTCTGGCATTAAGTGGATGCAGATAAGAACCTTTCACAAGGTGCTTCTCATCACTTGAGTCCCACTGCTTACGAGACACTAATGGCGAGTCCCTCAAACCGAGAACTTTCATTAATGTAAGTACTTGCTTAGGCGATCCTGGGTTAATAGGTACACCTACCATTGCATGTAGAGAGCACAAATGCTTATTTATAATTACATCTTGTTCAAGCCTTGCACGCTCAAGTGCTGTCATGTCCCTTTTGATTCCTGTCATCTCAGAAAGAATGCAAGGAAAGTTAATTGGGAACTCAGCTAAATAGTTTCTTTGTGCCCACTCTGGCGCTTGCTGAATCCAAGATATAAACACAAGTGCAGTACTCCATACATCTAGAGCGTTGTACTTGTAGTATTCTTGAAGATCAGTTGTTTGAGCTAGGTCTTTCCAGTAACGACCATCACGAATAAGGAATGCAGACAAGAATGCAAGATCCTTAGGAAGCTCACTGAGCCATGCATGGAACATGGTAGCAGTATCATACATGTATCCCCAGAGAATTATGTTGAAGCGTAGCAGATATGAGATATCATATTTACCGTTTTGCAGAATCTTTGGAATCTCTAGCGCTGCAAACTTCCTGCATATTGCTACTGCAAACTCAGAATCAAAAGGTACCACATAGCAGGTGATAGTAATAGCATTCCCACTAACCCGAACAGCGGCAAAGCCGATGCAAGTGATAGTAAGAGGGTCTTTCTTCGTTTCAATATCGACTGCAATATAGTCTGCTTGTTGAAGATCCTGATATATTGTTTCCCAGTTAGATGCAGTTACAAGTGTCCAGTTGAATTGATTAAGAGCAGGGAGTCGTAACGCTGACCATTCTTTTGGAGCAGTTAGTTTAGAGAGAAACTTTTCAGTTACATAAGGTGCATATGGAATACTGAGCAGCTGCTCCAAAGGATTGATTGCTACTACTTCAAGACCACTTGATGTTACAAACAGTGAGCCTGCATAGGAATCTAATGTAGGAAGCTTACGACTCCAATCTTTAGAAGTCATCAACTTAGATAGAAGAACCTGTGAAGTAGTAAACACTCCGGTGATGCTACGCTTCTTACAGTACATCTCCACTTCGGCCAGTGTGCTGATAGGTTCAGTGATTACATAAACTTCGGATGTACGCACAAGAGTTTTAAGTCGAGGAACATATGGCACATCGGAGTAAGTACCAAGGAATAGAAGTTTAGGCATATGAGTATGTTACTCCTGTTATCATAGAAAAGCTCCCCAAAAGAAATAGTACTAACTTCTTCTGAGGAGCAGGTCTATACTAACTAGATGTTAGCATTTGCCTTTAGTCTTACAGAACAGTCACACTTTTCAAAGCTTGGTACTGCTTGGTTGCATCTTTCTTATCAGTGCGAACACCAAACACTACCATACAAACAGTACCTTCAGCAGCTTCCATCATCTCACGGCTAGTCATACCGTCAGGCAAACCCAGGCCTTCTTTAATAGAAGTAAGAGTTTTCTTAAGATCACCTTGACCGAACTCATTGTTCAGCAGGAAGCCAACAGAAGTAGTTGCACCTGCAGCAGGAGCCTCAGCTGTAGGATCACTCAGCTCAACAACTTCATTATTGGTGAAGCTAAGTTCAACTCCCATGTTCTCGCCCATCTTCTTAACAGTCATTTTAACTGAGCCATTGTAAGCACCTGCCGGGAAGATTTTAAACTCAGGCAAGTCAGCCAGATCATCCAGAGTGGAGTCAAGCAGGGAGTCAATGCTGGTTGCGTCGTTCATGATGTTATTTCCTTTTCAATTAAGTTAGATTACATTAAATTACAATTACTTCCAGTTCACACAAGATACTACAGGTTACTGCACTCTATCACTCTATCACTCTATCACTCTATCTGTTTCTATCAATGTCATAGAAATGTGGAGAGTGCAACTCAGGAGCTTGTGTCTCTCCTAAATGCTGTGGCGTTTCTGGGTACTTCTCAAGTCTTGCAATTTCTGCCTCAGCGTAGAACTTAATCTTCTTAGCATCACGCAGTTGAGAAGAGTGAGATACTTTTCCGTAGCGATAACATGCCCGGAATATTTCTCCAATCTGTGAATTCATATTACGAAATGAAATCAAGTCTTGAAGCTGTGAAGTTCCCGCAGGTAGTTCATAGTAAGAAGCTGTACTGCCATCACTGATTGTTGGTGTGGAATACGCTGTTTGTACAGATGTTCGTGGTGAAGCTGGCATCACAACTCTCTCCTGTTAGGGTAAAAGAACTTATTCAATAATTCAATCGAGGACAGCTTAAAACCTGCTGCATTCTTGTGGCCACCTCCACCAAACTTAGCTGCAATCGCTGACACATCGAAGTCACCATTAGAACGAAGTGAGCATTCAACTGCTCCCTGAGTGTCTATATGCCAACAGAGTCCATAGGTTCCAGACTCAGTTGCAAGGTGATGACCTACGTCAGAAGCTAGATGCTTAGGGCAATTAGCTGCAAGGCCTACTACTGCAACTTGGCGAGACATTGAAAGAGTCTTACCATCTTCGTGAGGATTATCAATTACATGAGATTCAAAGAACGTAAGTGAGCATTCACGTTTGGATGCAGCAATGATTGATTGTACATTCTGGTTATGTGCTCTTAGGATTGCAGCACCTTCAATGCGCATATCAACATAAATAGCATTGATAGGATGTTTGTCCAACTCTAAGAACATGCTGTTCCACTGTTCAAAACTCCAAGGAGCATAAGACCACAATGCTTTATTGAACTCTTTAGTTCCGTCAATCTTAAATTGCCAGCGATCATAGTCATCAATGTGCTGAATCAGCTTAGGAGTCCCCTCTGATGGATGAAAGTAGTTCCAAGCAATCAATGCCCCAGAGCTGGTGTTATCTAAGATCACATGATGCAATGAGTTATAGCTAAACTTACCAATAGCTACTGCATCACAGAAATCATTACAGCTAGTATTAACTGGGAGACCGTACATATCAAATGCAGACTTGTGATGATCCAGCCAGATAACATTACTGCATCCAGAGAACAATGCTTCCATGATACTAACTGGAAAGCTGAAGTCTAAGATGTAAACCACTCGATCAGTTGTGCTGTACTCAATATCTCCTACAGTAAGATACCCTGTCTCTACATTAAACTTAAAGCCATTGTAACTGACAGGTACATAGATTGCACCCTCAGCTCCTAAAGATTTCCATGCTGCAAAGGCTGCACCAAAACCGTCAGCACAGTTAGCGTGATAGAGAACTAGAGGTAAGTTAGTGTTAGTGTTAGTGTTAGTGTTAGTGTTAGTTGTATTCATTTAGTTGCATCCTTTCTAGCTTTCAGATTAGCAAATGCTCGTTCAGCAGGAGTCTGATGTACAGAAGAAGTAACAGCAGCTGGAGTTTGAACAGTCGCATCCCTTGCAAATGTAGCACCAGTAAAAATCGGAAGTAGTGAGGGGATTGCAAGCTTCTCTATCTCAAAGTCAGTGCGGCTTTTAGTGAGCACATTAGGTAATGCAGTTGAAGAAGAAAATGCTACATGCTTTCTGTTTCTTACATCACAGTACACTACGTGCCCAAATGCTTTAGCTACTTCAGTGCTCATTGCAGCAGATCCGAATGTAGGAACTAGTTTAGTTTTCCCATCTTCCATTGCGGCTTCCTGTGCATGAAAGATTACAACAAGATTAAATGTTGCTGCTTGCATCTGAGATAGTGCAAACTCCGTATGCTTACGCAATGATCCCCAATCATCACGCTCAGGTTTAGCATCTACTGGCTTAGCTTTCATTATGTGGGCAAGGATTGAATTGCTCCACTGAGTACCAGAGTCTATCACGACAATATCGTTGCTGTCAAGTAGGCTAAAGTCTAATATATCGAATGCTGTAGGATTAGCTTTAGTACAGATTGCACAAGAATTCTTACCGTGAATATGACAAATATTAGCCTTACCTGCTCGGAACAGCGTAGCAAGAGTATCTGCTGCTATTGGATATGAGGCGCTATCGGGAAGTCTGATCAGATCAATGTTAGCTTGTTGCGCAGGTGAGAGTTTAAGTAGTGTCTCTGCTCCGTTCTCAATGTCAAGCCAATGCAGTCGATACATAGAGGAGAGTTCAGCTACTAGAGTTGTTTTACCGCTGCCTGGTAATCCTACCACAGCTACTCGCTGAGGCATGGATGACCCTGCAAAGCTATCAGAGAGTTTCATTAGATGTACTCCTTATGATGCAGTTGATGTTGCTGCCATGTGTTGATAGATTAATTTCATGCCATTGATGTCTTTAGCAACCTGAGTTGTAATGGATTCATTAGCTTTTGCTACAGCAGATGCTCCAAGTATAAAGGCAGCATACAGGAGAGCAGATGGAAGTTCCTTGTCTGGGTTAGATTCTTGTAGCTGCTCAATGTAAGTAGAAAAGACTGCAAGTAGCTTGTTGTTAGCTTCAATTGCTTCGATTGCTTCAGGAGTGAGAGGAGGTTGGTTGGATGGCTGTGTCATGGTATTGGGTATCCTTTTAGAGGTAATTACTAAATTTAGGTTGTACTTAGGTTGTACTTAGGTTGTACTCTTAGCCAGCTGTGCTTCAATTAAATCTTCCACACTGAGTGAGATGTGGAATGCTGCATGATCTTCTAGAATCTTAACTTCTTGCTCCTGGGTAATTGGAACAGTCAGCAAGGATGTTGAGAGTGTGCATGTATTAAGATAGTCACACTCCCGATAGTAATTGAAACAAGATTCTCCATGCATAGGATAGACTCCAGCACTCTCGTAGAGTCTAATTGTCTCACAGTCCAGAAGAAGTTCCTGAATCCAGAGAGCGCGTTGCAGGTAACTCTTTTTAAAAGGTAGAGGGAAGTACTCTCTACTCTTAGTCATGTATACAAGATAGAGTACTTCATAAGCTGAGAGTGAGGGGAACAATACATCAAGTACAATGCTGTATCCAATTGCTTGCGCTGAGTTCTTAAATGTGGCAGGGTTAATTGATGCAGAGCCTGTAGTCTTAACTTCCAGAATCTTAATTGCACCAGTAACTTTATGCCTCAATACAGCATCCACATAGCCACGGTATTTAAATCCATTAGGTAGATGAATGATGAAGGAGAGTTCTACTGCTGGAACTTCTGTGTCTGAATCTGCTGGAGTATAATACACTAACTCGTAATCATCTAGCAGAGTTGACTCACGCACATACTGGAACCGCTCAATTGCAAGCATTGCTTCCCAGAAAGACTTACGCATCTTAGTATCTTCTGCCATTAAGTCTGCTTCCCAAGTAAGGAATGCATTCCAGTAGATGGTATCTAAGTCCTTATGCTGGAGTACATCTTGAAGTCCTGCTCCTACTACATGGCCAAGAGAGAATGTTACTTGAGACTTTTCATCTACACTAGCCCTAGCAGTTCCAAGCTTAGATAGTTGGAACTTCCTTGGACAGGCGTGGAGTAGGAGGTTAGAGGAATAGCTGAGTTGTTTGAGTCTTGTGTCCATGATAGGTATGATATCATCCAGTTAAGCACTTCTTTTTGAATGTGATACCTGCAACAGCAACGTAGATACCAGAGAGCGTGAGAGAATATACGGAATTTAAAGCTATTAAGTTTAGTTGAATGTGCTTTATCTACATAATTCCACACTGTCATAATATGCTCAGGAGGGAAGTCAACGTGCGAAGACATAATATGATTAACTACTGGGAGAGATAATCCCCAAAGCCTAAATTTAGTTATATCTTCAGCCTCGTCTATAATCCCAGAGTTTATGATTGCAATTACAAGATATACATCGAGATGTGGATCATATTCACCAAGAGGGTGTGTAAGTGCAGGTTTAGACTCTTTAAGTGCAGCAATCTTTGATCTATCAATCTTAACTTGATTAGTTGAGGAGATCATGAGAGTTTCTTTCAATCACAGCCACACTAAGATACTTCTCTTTCATGAGTTCTAGAATTTTTATCAATGCTTCAGATGTTGCAGCTTGTGATGCAGGTACAGGAATTGCAAGTCTCAATGAGATATCCTCATACAAGGCAATGAATACCATAAGAAGGACTTGAGCTACTTTTTTAGGTGCAGCCGGGTCTAGGTTATCACAAAGATAACCACGAATGTGACCTTCAGTTCCAATGTTACAAGGTAAATCAAACACGGATTTAACTATACGGAGAGGGGCTGGCTGTAAGTGTTTCACCGCAGTATCTCCCTGTCAGAAGTCATCAAGGTCAAGATTTTTAAGAGCTTTCTTCTTAGGTTTAGATACTTCAACTAGATGGATCTTAGTTACATGCTGGAGTCCAGAGACAATTACTTTAATCTCTGATTCCTCAAGAAGGGTTACTACCTCAGGATCCGCTTTAAGTTGAGTATGGATTGTACGTAGGAGGGAAGGAATTAGAGGGTGAGCAGAAAGAAGATGTGCTTGAAGTGCTGCAATCTTTTCTTTAATGTCATCCACTCCAGATAGCATTGTAGTTGTTGATGTTGATGGCGCAGTTGCTGTGTTCATTTCATAGATCCTCAGGTGAAAGATATAGTTTCAATCTAAAAAAGATCATGTTACCTTCACTTTTTGAAAGTACCTTTGCATTCCTATTTGCTTCAGCTAATTCATACCTGAATCCAGTGTCCATAGTTCTCTCTTTCAGGACAGCTTTAATTAGGCGTGCATGTAGATGTGCTGGATGCACAACTGTGACACGTTTCTTTTGTTTTAACTGTAGCCAAATAGGAGTGTACTTACGCATTGGGTGATGATGTAATAATAACTACTGATTGGATTGAGCGATTGAGCGATTTGAATTATGTTACTTCATAGTGTTGTGGCCAAGCCAGAGCATTACCCCTAGGATGCCAAGGAATATAACTATTCCGAAGAAAGCTTCAATAGGATTCGGTTTAGTGGCAGAGATAAGTACAAGGATAATGAAAGGTATGAGATACTTTAACATAATTGCTTCTCCTTTCCTATCACCACTACAGTACCGAGTTGTCCAGACCGCGAACACTGTAATGGATCAAGGAAAACACACCAACTAATTATAACGCTACAACTTACACTTCACGTTTCATTAGGCGATGTTACTGTAAGTTTGCACTGACTTCAAGTTGAGCGGTCAGATAAAACTCTCTCAGCTTACAGATTAGCCAGCAGTTCTTCCTCCGACATATTCATCAACTTATCAGCCTTTTCAGTCAGGAAGTTAATGCACTCGACATACTGTTCTGCATTCGTTGCGCCTTCAGTATAGATACCGAGTTGATCCACCAGCAGACCCAAGACTTTCTTGTTGGTTTTAACAGCAGCAAACTTGTTAGCAAAGTTACGAGCTGCATTCTCCACTTTGTCCACAGTCTTACCAGTGAGCGAAGGCATAACAGCGATGTAGTCTTTGATAAACTCTTCCCACGTTTCTTTGGGAATACCGCCGCCACGACGTTCTGCTTTCGGCAGCGATGCAATCTTATCCCACAACAGCTCCTCATACGGGAAACTAGTTGCATCAATATCTTCGTTCTCATTAATAATTTCACGAGCACGACTAACAACAACATCGGCAGCAGCTTCAAGCAGAAGTTCCAGACCTTTACCGCCAGTTTCCAGAATCTTAACAAGACCTTCAACCGAAGGCTTCAAGACTGGGAGAGTAATAGTCGGACGCTTGTACTCAACACCAGTCTTTTCATCGGTGACTTTACGGAAAGAGAAGTTAACCTCTTGCACATCCACAGTGTTATCGAAGTTAGCTTGCACATCAGATACTGCAGGAGTAGAGGAGGGAGCAGCGGGGTTTTGGTTTTCTTCAGACATTTTAATTCCTTTCAATTGAAGTTAGAAACAACGTTGTTGGAAGCGGGGTTTAGAATGGAATTAAGCAAGAGGCTTCCGTTGCTCAATCCATACATGCATTATGCCATAGAGGCCGGAGGATGTCAACCCCTGTCGGATAATGATGTATCTTGATTACTTTGCAATCTCTTTAGATGTAATCAATCCTAGATCAACAAAGTATTCAAGCATGTAATGCGCATACTCAATTATGAACTCATGCCCTTCGTAATTAAGTATGTGATGCCCTTCATTACATGATTTATTATATAGAACTAGGAAGTCTAAGGCTTTCTTCCTGTTCCATTTGATTACAAGGTATGCAGGTTTGATTGTTGTCATGACTCTATTACTCCTCTCCAATGTGTAGGTGGATGCACTGTTTCAACTTCATGTGATTCTCTAATTGCACTTTCAACAGTTACAACAAAGAGTCCCCAGTATCCATTCTTATATCGTTGGTAGCCTCCTGTAGTTATATGATCTTTAACCTCATAGATACCTTCATTAACTGGAGGTGTAGATGCAGGAATCCAATCAGATAGCACAACTTCCACTAGGTTATTTAAATCCATTGATTTTCCCCTTAGCGTCTATTAAATCCTTGCTCTGATCTGTCTGACCATTTGCAGTTATCTTTACAGTAGTTTCTATTAACTTCCTTTCTATCAAGTGTAGTTGTCTCAGCTTCAAATACTTTTCCACACAAGCATAGGCATTCCCAATAAGTAGTCCACTTCTTTCGTTTAGGTTCATATACTTTGCGAGAGAGTGATGGCACACTGATATCACCTAATTGAGTACCTGCTAATTTGTAAGTCATTAAAGTTTCTGCCTTCTGTAATGGATAAGCTTCTACTATTTACAAAAGGCAGAGTATTTTAATACTTAGGGTTCCAACTCATCTCATTCAATTACCTAGGTACCTGCCCTTAAAGAACTCTGCTTTCTCAGCAAGAGTGTTACCTTTGATCTTCTGACTGATTACACCTTTAACAAATGTATCAGGCTCACAAATAACATAGACTTCTGAGCGTGCTCGGGTGAGAGCAGTATACAGAAGCTCACGCTGTAGCATGGTAGCATGTGATTGATGCAGCATTACAAATACTTTCTCCCACTCAGCACCTTGAGACTTATGTACTGTGAGAGCGTACCCATGCAGCATAGAATTAACTTCACTTGCTGTTTCTAGTGTGACTTCTTCACCAGAATCAATCATCTGAACTGTGATAATGTGAGAGGCAGCTGTTACTCTAGCTTCACCATTAGAGGTTGATGACATTTCAGATAGCATCTTCTCTACATCTTCCTCTGTAAGTCCAAGCTCATTAGCTGCTGTTACTTCACGAGCAGCTAGTATTGCTTCTTCTGAACCTTGTTCACACCCCCAATAATCTAGAGTCGGTGAAGCTGGCTTAGGCTTCTTAGTTCCTGTGTATGATGCATTCTTATTGATTGATACTATGATCGCATCTTCTTTATCATACATTACTCGATCACCTGGAGAAAAGTAATGAAATAAGAAACCTGCAATTACTTCATAAGTTGTTGCACCTCTCTTTCTTGCCAGATGATTAGCAATGTTTTTATTTAATTCTAGTGTACCGAATGATTTATTAAATGGACACAGTACAATGTGTTCTTCTGGATCATAGGCTCCTAGATCAATTGCTTGCTTAAGGAATGCAGCAGCAGTAGCTAGAGCATCTTCACCTCGTAATTGTTTCTTCCAAGGATGAAATGTAATCTTACCATCTTCAGTTTGTTCAACGTGTTTGGATTTAAAACTGAATGTCTCTCCATTTTTAATTGCTGTAGCGTACTTAATGATAGGAGAATTAGCTGCTTGTCTGTAAATCTCTGTTAGTTCGATTACAGGCAATTCTTGCATCCGATAGCCTAGAACAGCTGAACCAAATACTGGGGGCAGCTGATTGATATCTCCTAGATAAATCTTTTGTACGTGGTGAGGGGATGCTATATTAATCTCTTCTTCAAGTTCAAGAGATACCATTGATGCTTCATCAATCACAATAGTTTTAATTGATTGATCTAATGGGTTGCGTGAAGATCGTGATGGAACAAATCGCATAGTTTTCTTATCTTCACCTGTTTCAGGATCAAATACTTCATAGTATTCAGGTTGATATTCAAGTAACTTATGGATTGTGATGCAGTTGTCTTTGAAGTCAGCGCTAACAGCTCGTTTAAGATTATTAACTGCGCGCCTAGTAAATGATGTTAGCACTACTGAAGGCGTACCAATTGGAAGATATTTATGTACACCTTCTAATTGTACTGCTCCAACTTTCTGTGCAAGTGCAGCAATTACAGCTTTGATACAAGTAGTTTTACCTGTACCTGCTGCTCCAATTAGAACACAATCAGCTCCAGAGAGAACTAGATTCATAAACTCTTGCTGGCGCTGATTTAATACAATGTCTCCAGAAAACTGCGCATGAGGAATGAGAGTCTCAGCAGCTTGTTTGAGTGCTGTATCTACAGAAGTTGAGTCTACAGAAGTTACAGATGCCACTTTAGATAGGTCTATATGTACTCCTGGGAGTGTAGATTGCTCTCTAGATTGCTCTCTAGATTGCTGAAGTTTCTTAAGTGCTTGGGCGGCTCTAGCTTTAGCTAGTAATTCAGCTAGAGGAGTTGGTCTCATTGAGGTACTCATAGTGTATTAACTCCTTTTACTTTACCTGTTGCATGCAGGTGGCAGATGTTATAGTGTCGTACTTTCTTCTTAGGTGTCCAGTGCGCGTGCTTACATGTAAGTATATCAACAGGTTTAGTTGGTGCTGGAAAGTAGGAACAAGTTAAACAAGAGTGTCCATCGCGCATGAGTGCTTGCACGCGAGAGTTATTTGTTACTGTCTCACTTTTTTGTGCAGCATCTACTGCGTGATTAGCTAGGATATATTTAGAAGTTGGTCGCATTAGATGTTTATACCTTAAGTTTTTCTTGCTCGAATATGGACACTAGAGGCTGATACTAGAACAGTTGGATGTAAGCCTTCATATGAATGCAATGGTACTCTGAACGAGAGGGCTACCTGAGCAGTTGATGCCGCAATACAATCAGCTAGGGTACACTTATGAAAGATTACTCTAAATAGCCTTCCATCTTTATAAATAGCTCCACCTCCAGCATCTAATTGGGTCAATAAGTGTGATGTTTCCCAATACAGAATGAAATGATGCAGGAGACAAGAATCTCGTACTGCTACAGGTACACTCCACTCAGTCTGAATGATCTTTTTAATGTGAGAGATTCTATGAGAAGGGATTACATTGTGAAGATTTAGTTTATTAATTTGATTATGCATCTTGTGGCTCTCCCTCTATTTAGATATCTTCATGCTTATGCAAGGTTGTTACAGTAACTACTTCTGCATCAGTAGCTCGTCTAGCTGGAGCAGGAGAATCACTCTGAAAATCACTCTGAGAATCACTCTTATCAGATTTTGAGGAAGTTATTACTTCTCCTATTGCTCCATACTGCTGTTTCATTCTGTATCTTGCTTTAGCTCTTACAAATTCAATTTCACTAGAGTAATTTGTTCTAACTGGCATTTCTGTAGGTGCATTCTGCATCATTACCAGCTTGTTAGTTGTTTCTACTACATCCTCAGAGGAGAGTGTCCCATTCTTAAATGCTACAATATCGAAGTCAGAGAGACATAGGTAACTGCTTTGTGAGCGTTTTCCTGCCCGCAATAAATCCATTAAAGATGCAGCACTGATCGAACCATGAGGAATATGCTCTTCACAATGAGTAATCAATTCTTCCACATCCGCTGCAGGATACTGAAATATCTTTTCTTCACGAATACATGCAGTAATGATTTCTTTCCAGTAGTTAGCTAATGTTATTGGATTTTTTGTTAGAGGATGTAAAAGTACGAATGATGGAAACTGTCCAGCTAATTCCGCCCAATTAGCAAGAGCGATAGAGTATTTTTTAGCATTCTTTAGTTGTGTTGATTTAATCATACGCTCTAGTGCATACTCGCGCCTTGATATTCTCTCTTGTTCTGTTTGTTCTTTATATCCGCGCATGAATTCAAGGAATGATTCATGCCAAGCTTCTACCCAATGCTTTACATTTTCAAGAGTGCAAGTGTCCCGAGTAATTGCAAATGATGGGAGTACAAACTTAGGATGATGAATCAGATTAATTTTACCAATGATTTTGATCAATGGCTCCATATTAGTTGCTACTAATGCATCAGTGTTATTTGTTCTATGAACTGCATGTCTCCACTCAAGTAATGATGTTGAATTCATGAGAGCAAGAAATAGGAGATATGAGTCAGTGGTTGTTAATTCTCCGGCACTCCATTTAGAGGAGTAACTTAGCAGCTTGTGTTGAGGTAATAGGAATACTGGATGGGAACATTCAGAATTGTTTAATGCCATTGGAAAGTGGTCGCATTTAAATACGATTCCACTGTATGCACATGTTATTGTTGCCATCTCTTTTAAACTCCTTTAATGATAGACTCAGTTGAGTTAACTTAGATTGCTGTATTGAGTTGCTGTATTGAGTTATCTTGTATTTACAAACCGTTCAATAGTTCCAATTGCATTTAGATATGCTGGATCATCCAATGTGCATACTTCCCTGATTACTACTAATGCTGCTTTTACTTCCCTGATATGTGGAGGAGTAATACTGAGAGGTACTACTGCATTCACATGTGCTACTGATACATCTACTGGATTAGCTGGGTCTATTTGAATTTCTAGCATAATGTTATTATAACCTCATATTATTAAGTTGTTGTTAGGATTGCACTCTTATACATCTGTGAACTTAGATGCTGCTACTTCTGGCTCAATCTCAGCGCCTGTTACTAATGAGCTAAGTACTGTTAGTTCTGCATCTTGAGTAGGGGTAAGACCTGACTCCATTGATAGCATAAACAACGTATTCATTCTTTCTTCTTGACTCTCCTTAGTTGGATATAACTGCTTAATTGCTTCAATTGATAAAGCTGTTTCATTGATTGATTGAAAGCTTGATCCTACACAGTGGGGCGAAGGTACTACCCTTGCTGCTGTTTGTCTATTTAATACAGCTTGTGCTAACTTATCTTTAGTACTTAGTTTCCAATATACATTCATTGGAGAGAACATAAAAGCTTCTCTCTTTCTTTTAAGTTTAGCTTGCGAAAAGGTGAATGTATCTGGATTATCAGGAAGTACTGAGGTATCAGCAATGAATTGTATTAATCCAGCAGTACCTCTCCACGCTTCTATAATATCTTGTACTCCGTAGTTAGCATACATATTTCTCCAAGCTTTATAATAAGCTGGATACTCTTGTTTAATTGCTGCTTGCTTCTCAGTTGCAGATTCTAAATCTGGAGCATAAATATTTGCAATACTTTCATTATATTCTACCTCTAAATGTTCTGTTTGGCTCATTGTAATCGTGGCTTCCATTGTGTAATTAAGTTAAATTTACTTACAAATCAAACAAATCTTCACAGTATTCAGTGTCATCATCAAGTACTACCTGTTTAGGTTGTTGTTTTAATGATATTCCTGCTGCTACTGCATTCCTAGGTTTATATCCTATTTCATAGTGCAAACAGTGATGTGGACATATCTCTATTAACTTAGCCATAAATTCCGGGCCAACCTCTATCACCTTTAGATACTTTAAATGTCCATCCAGCTTGTCTTAGGCGAGTCGCTATTAGAGAGGATGTAGTTAGTATCTTTAATTGAACCTTGTATAATTCTAGGCTTTTCATAGGAACCCTCTTTAATCATAATCATAATTATAATCATAATCATGTTTTTTGTCAACCCCCCTGTCCCATCCTGTATTTTGGATGGTGTTATCTATACTCTTTGTTATCCCTATGCCTAACTATGTTATCCCTATACCTAGATACCTAGATACCATACCTAGATACCTAGATACCTTATTACCCTGCATGGCTACGGTTCGTTTGTCTATATTACCCCCCTTCTTAAATTTTAAACATAAGAGGAGGAGAGATAGATAACAACTAGAGATTATAGGTAGACAGATAACAACACGTGAATAGGAGTAATAACATTAGGAGAGGGGAGAAAAAAGGGGTCAGGGAAAGGGGGGTCAAATCATTTTATGAATATGATTATGAATATGATTATGAATATGAATATGATTAAATGGGGTTTTAAAAAACTGTCTACAAACTTAATCGAATGTAGACAGTAGATTAAAAACATCTAATTAAAAACATCTAATTAGAATCATCTAATTCAAACTCGCAATTAAAGCGCCATCAACAAATCATTATCTGATTTTTTAGTCAATCGTTCAGTGAATCGAATTCTCAAATAATCTTCCGAATCAACAAATTCCAATGCTTTAATCATGTTAGCAGATTGTGAGGAATTGAATGAGGCAGCACCAGAAGCAAGTTTAGCAAATGAATCTTCATAACCTTTCAGAATCACAGTCAGTTTTGTTTCTTGATCAGAAGATGGAGCAGAATCTTCTGGAATTCCAAGCTTAGATGCAAACGCGAGCATTAATGGCTCTTTCAGTGATTCAGTAAACCAAGCTCGAATATCATCACCTGTAAGGCGGCCAGATTCAGCCTGAAGATAGCTGACAACAGCACTTAATGCAATATCGTCATCACTGATTGAAACTGACCCAGACTCGATTTTAGTTCTGACAATCTTATCCTGCACTGAATGCACAAGACCTAGAAACTCATTCTTGAGTACTCCTAGATACGGCTCAACTTGTTCCCAGTCAGTAATCGGGATGCTAACAGCACGTGATGGTGGCTTAACTCCTGTTGCCTTATCAACCTTATAAGTCACCTTTGCAAGTCTTTGCCCCTCAAGAGGCTTAGTTTTACCGCTGACATAGCTGGTGACAGAATGGATGCTGGAGATATTAGACATGATAGGCTCACTTTCAATTAATCAATTAATCAATTAAATTACATTCCGGCAAGATTGCCGACACAGCCACCAAGTTATTAGAGGCTGTATCTGTAACCTTATCCTGTTACCTTGTTGGATACTTACCAAACATCATGTAATAGCATGAGTCAAAATCAACCCCAAGTTTAGCGCAATGCCGCGCAAATGCCCAGTGTCCCCACTGTTTAATCTTAGCTTCTGCTTTCTCAATCTTGATGGTTTCCATTGTTGTTTCCATTGTTGTTTCCATTATGCTATCACCTCATAAACATTGTTAAACCTGCCATAACCAAACAGCTTAGGGCTAAGTATTTGTGCGCTCCTGAGACTCTTAGCAATGATACAGCCTAGCCGCTTACCTGTTGTAATGTCAATGACAATGTAATGGTTGTAATGGTTGTAATGGTTCATACTATCTTCCCTCTCCTATCTCCGTTGTTGATGTAGTTATTATAGTCATTCCCTTCAAGTTACCTATAGTACATTCATACTAATTTGCATAGTACATTCATACCACTGAGTGAGCAAGTGAGCAAGTGAGCTATCAAGTAAGTACCCACTAACATAACTATCTCCTGCAAGCAAGACTCATGCCAGCAACCAAGTAAGTAAGTGCTCACTAACAAAGTGCCTACCCCCTGAGCCTTTTTTACAATCTGGCCGCTATCCTATCCTATAACGTTTACCAGATTTTCCTAAAAAATTTACAAAAACTCCACATAGTCAGGTAACTAACTACTTCATTCTGCAAACCCTACTAACACTAACTGCACTTCTCTGTCATAATGTTCATAATGTTACTATTCTGTAAGACAATAGCATACACTCCATCTGCGCATACACTCCTGTAGGACTCTAATCATGCAATCTACACCAGCTGCACAATCTAACATTCAATCAAGTACTCATGGCATCGCTTCCAGCACTGAGGAGCGAGCACTTGTTTTACTTGGCCAAGGCATTTCACCTGAAGCAACTGCTTCTGCTTGTGGAGTATCAGTATCCAGAATCTCACAACTTCTCTCTGAGGACTCATTCGCTGCTGCTGTTGCAGCTCTCAGGTATGAAGCACTTCAGAAACACAATGCCCAAGATTCTCAGTATGATGAAATAGAATCAGCATTAACTAAGAAATTCAAAGAGTCTATTCCTCTCATGATGAGACCGATGGAGATACTGAAAGGATTACAAGTAATTAATGCACAGAAAAGAAGAGGAAGTTCTGCTCCTGAATCTATCCTCGAAAAGCAACAAGTAGTTAATATCACTCTACCATCTGTTATCATTAACAACTTCACCAACGCAGCTCTAACTACCAATATCCACAACCAAGTAGTTAAGGTTGGTGATACTGATCTAACCACAATGCAATCTGGCACACTGCTGAATTCGCATAAAGTAGCAGAAGGATTAAGAAATGAATCAGTCATTCAAGAACGAGTTAGAGAACTCACAGCTCCAACAATCCAAGAGCCTCCCAAATCAAAATACGAAGATATCTAATACATCTAATATATCTAATATATCTAATATATCTGATCATGTAGCTAGAAACAAGGCTGCTGCGTTAGTAATACTGCATCGTCTCTCTGCATCTCTTCAAATGGATACAGCCTCAATGGTAGAAAGAACTAGCATAATCACAAGGACTGAAGAACTATAAGCTATGAGAAACTATATCAAATGAGTGACAACCTCGATAGCAGTAATGATGTATCAGCATCAACTGCTGAAATCCAACAAGCTGCTAAAGAGTCTCTTGACTTCTTAGCATCTCTTGCTATGCCTGCTGTATTTACCTTTCTGTATCCTCCAGTATTTCAAGCTGTGTGGAGATGGCTACTTGAGTACACTTACAAGGTACGAGACTTCAGCCAACTAGCTCTTGGCCTACCTCGCGGCTTCAGTAAGACAACAACAATTAAAATCTACATCCTGTTCTGCATTCTATTCACCTCCAAGAAGTTCATTCTAGTTATAGGCTCAACAGCTACTCTAGCTGAGAACATTCTCGCTGACGTAATTGATATGCTGGAGGAGCCTAACATTAAGAAAGTATTCGGTGACTGGAAACTAGGAGTAGAGAAGGACACCCAAGCAATTAAGAAGTTCGGATTCAGAGGACGTAACATCATCCTTGCAGGACTTGGAGCAGGATCTTCACTTCGTGGCCTTAACCTTAAGAACCAGCGGCCTGATGTAATGATCTTTGAAGATATCCAGACTCGTGAATGTGCAGATAGCGAAACCCAAAGTGATGCTCTCCTTCGCTGGATGGTAGGTACTGCTATGAAAGCTAAGTCGCCTACTGGCTGCCTGTTCATATTTGTAGGTAACATGTATCCTACTAAGCACTCAATTCTTAAGAAGCTCAAGACTAACCCTACTTGGATCAAATTCATTACTGGCGGTATTCTTGCTACTGGTGAATCTTTGTGGGAAGACCTGCAACCAGTAGAACAACTTAAGGCTGAATTTGCTAATGACTTAGCGATGGGACATCCTGAAATCTTCTATGCAGAAGTTCTTAATGATGACACTGCCGTAGCAAACAACTTAATTGATCTATCACTGATTCCTACTTATCCATTTGATGAAGTAGGTGAGATTCCAACTGGTAACTTTGTTATCATTGATCCTGCAACAGATAAGCCTGGAGCAGATGCTGTTTCAATAGGTTACTTTGAAGTATACGACACTAAGCCTGTACTTGTACATCTAACTGAAGGGAGCCTGTCACCCTCAGACACAATTAGAATTGCACTTAAGTACTGTCTTACCCACAACTGTCGCTTAGTAGCAATTGAATCTAACTCATACCAATACACGCTTAAGTTCTGGTTTGAGCATATCTGTCAACAGATGGGTATTCAAGGTATTGAAGCTGTAGACATTTACTCAGGAGTAATATCTAAAAACTCTAGAATCCTGACAATGTTTAAGTCATACCAAAGCGAAGAATTCTACATTCATCCTAGATGTAAAGCAGCTGCTCACCTCCAGATGTCTCAGTTTAATCCACTTAAGCGAGATAATACTGATGGAGTATTAGATCTACTTACTTATGCCCCTAAAGTAGTTGAGATGTATGGACAGTATGTGATGAGCCTTAACGTAATTAACTCTGAAGATTACTCTCAACTAGAACTAACTGATGAGTGCAGTTCTTCACCCTTCTAACGGATCTCTCTATGCAACCTGATTCTGACGCCATCAATGTACTTGAACTTATCAATGCTTCTCATGGTGATCTCTTAATGAAACGAGCAGACTTACCTGATGATGATCCTCTCCAGCAACTTATTGCTCCATTTGAACATAGAGCATTTGCTAGAGAGCAAGCTCAGCAGAATCCAATAGCTACAGCTATTACTATGCCATTCATGATCCCCGGTTATGCAATGATGAAAGCATTAGGACTTCAATCAGGACGTACTCCAGCTTCCATTGAGCAAGTTAAACAAGGCTATCTTGGCTTGCATGAAGGCCTTAAAGCTTCACTGTTTGGCACACGCAAGTAGTTTCAAGCTAGTTTCAAGCTAGTTTCAAGCTGTCACTTAATTATCTCACTCAACCATTTTAACGGGCTTTCCTATCTTGTTATGGCAACTATTCCTAACACTCCAATGCTTTTATCTGCTGACTCTCAGGCAGGTTTGCTTAACTTCCACAGCCAAGCTATTCAACTCTCCTCCAAACTCTGGAACCTTCGTTCACAATTTGAACGCGCAGATAAAGCATACATGCGTGAAGTGGATAATACAACTGAGAACCAGCGTGCAGTCTTATCTAACGTGTACGGCGATCCTACTAAGTTTCGCAACATCACTGTTCCAGTAGTGCTTCCTCAAGTAGAAGGCGCTGTTGTATACCAATCTTCAGTCTTTCTTACTGGCAATCCTATCATTGGTGTTGTAGCTTCTCCTGAATTCCAAGATGAAGCTACTCAGATGAACTCTGTAATTGAAGAACAACAGATTCGTGGTGGATGGGTAGCTGAATTCCAGAAACACTTCCGTGATGGATTCAAGTACAACCTTGCAGCTATGGAAGTTTCTTGGTGCAGAGAAGTAACTGCATCTCTTGAGACTGATCTTTACTTCTCAGCTACTCAAGCTAAACCTAAAGAAACAATCTGGGAAGGTAATAAGATTAAGAAGCTTGACCTGTATAACACTCATTGGGATACTCGGGTTCACCCAACTAAAGTATCTACCCACGGCGAGTTTGCAGGTTACACTGAGCTAATGTCTCGTGTAGCTCTTAAGAACTTCTTCGCTACATTGCCTTCAACTACCAATGTTAAAGAGGCTTTTGAATCATCTGTAGGAGGCAATGGTAACATCTACTATACTCCAATTCTTAATCCAAATAGTTTTGTAGATGATAACATCACCTCCCAAGGTGGTCGCATGGATTGGATGGCTTGGGTACATGCATCTAAGTCAGAAGTTAAAATTGACTACAAGAACATGTATGAAGTCTCCACCATGTATGTTCGTATTATTCCCTCAGATTTTAAACTGAGAGTTCCCTCTGCTAATACTCCTCAAATCTGGAAACTCATCATTGTTAATCATACTGTGATTGTGTATGCTGAGCGTCAAACTAATGCTCACGGTCGCATTCCGATTCTGTTCTCTCAGCCTCTTGATGATGGCTTAGGACATCAAACTAAAGCTCTTGCTGAGAACGTAATGCCGATGCAAGCACTAGCTTCTGCTCTCTGGAATGCTAACATTGCTGCTCGTAGGCGCGCAATTTCTGATCGTGGAATCTATGATCCATCTAAGATTGATGCCAAACATATCAATAGTGATGTACCTAATGCTAAGATTCCTGTTCGACCTTCTGCTTATGGTCAGCCAGTTAATAGCGCATACTATCCTATTCCTTTCCGTGATGACCAAGCAGGCACAATCACGCAAGAAGCCTCCTCTGTTACTGCAATGGCTAACATGGCATCTGGTCAGAACCAAGTAAGACAAGGACAGTTTGTTAAAGGTAACAAAACACAGTCTGAATTCGACACTGTGATGGGTAATGCTAACGGTAGAGACCAATCTACTTCTATGCTGCTAGAAGCTCAACTCTTTACCCCGCTTAAAGAGATTATTAAGCTTAACAACTTGCAGTACCAAGGTGGCACTTCTATCTACAATCGGGAGGAAGGTAGAGTAATTGAAGTTGATCCAATTAAACTTCGTAAAGCTATCCTTGCATTTAAGATGTCAGACGGCTTGCTTCCTACTGATAAATTAATCAATGCAGATACTCTCAGAAATGCAATCTCTGCTCTCTCTACATCTCCACAGCTTGGAGCTGGATACAACATTGCAGCAGCATTCAGTTACCTTATGAAAACACAAGGAGTTGATTTGAAGCCGTTTGAAAAGAGTGCAGAGCAATTAGCTTATGAGCAAGCAGTAAGTGCTTGGCAACAAACTGTTATTGAAGCGCTTAAGGAAGGGGCATCTAAGGAACAGTTACCTCCTCAACCTACGCCAGAGCAATTCAACTATGTACCTTCTAACCAAGTAGCATCTTCAGAACAGCAGCCTGGCCAAATGCAAGCTACTTCAGGAGTATTATAATAAAATGACACACTTATCCCGTGATGTACAAACATTGTTTACTAAATTTCAATTAACCAAAGAGGAGGAATTAGCAGCCATTCAATTTACAACTCACCAGCGAATGTATATTCAAAACATTATTGCTGAAGCTGCGGAAGAAAAGGTTTGGCTGTCCTTTGATCCAAGTAATCCAAGTGCATTTATGCAAAGAGAGGCAGAACTTCAAGGTACTATCAGAACCTTAACTGCTCTACTCTCTGCTCATGATGACTACATAGTAGAATCCACAATAGCTTCTCAATCCCAATCTAACCTTTCGGAGTAATTAATAATGAGCATCCTCGACATTTTTTCTTCTAAGCCTGCACCTGCTGCACCTGTTGCCACTACAGATACCTCAGCAACTCCTGCTGATGAAACTCAAACTGCAGCTCCAAATGCTGACGCAACTTCAAACAAGTCTGCTGATGTCAGTACAACCCCGCTTGACGGTTTTACTAAGCTGTGGGAAACTGATGCTAGCTCAACGGACACAACTAACCAATCCCTGTTTGGTGATCTTGATCCTAAGAAAGTATTTGAAGCTGCAAAAGGTGCTAACTTTGCAGGAGCAATCAGCCCAGAAGTTCTTCAAGCTGTAGCTGCTGGTGGAGATGGCGCAACTGCTGCACTGCAACAAGCAATTAACTCCTCTACTCAAGCTGCTTTCGCACAGGCTATGATCGCATCAACTAAGTTGATCGAACAAGCTATCACTAAAACCAATGCTAAGAATCTCGCTGATTTGCCAGGACTTGTTAAACGGCACACTGCAGCAGACTCTCTGCATACGGAAAATCCTGCACTATCTAATCCCGCTGCTGCACCTATTATCGCTGCTGTTCAAGCACAACTTGCACTCAAGCATCCTGATGCAACAGCAAGTCAGTTGAAAGCTATGGCAACAGATTACCTTAGTAACTTCGCTGAAGTGGTTAAACCTACTAAAGCTCCTGAATCTAAGAAAGTTGATGTCGGCGCAACTGACTGGAGCACTTTTCTTACTTCGTAACACCTGCAGTTAAGCAGTTCAATTCAATTTAATTCAATAGGAGAAACACAATGGCTGTATTTGAAGGTAATTTTAATAGCTCGATGCTGACTCAAGATCTTGCAAAGAAGTCGTTTGCAGGTATGATTACGCGTCTGATGCCTAACGGCTCGGCTCCACTGTTCGGCATGACTTCTATGCTCGGTGATGAAACTGCTGTAGCTGTTGAGCACGGCTTTTTCAGCAAGACTATGCTGTTCCCTGAAACTACTGCAGCTGCTGCGTTGGTTGGTGACACGACTCTGACTGTTGGTGATTCTAGCCAGATGATTCCTGGCATGATCCTGCAATCTTCGCTGACTCGTGAGAACATGATTGTGGATTCCGTTACTAACGGCACCACTATTGTTGTTACTCGTGCTGTTGGTACTGTGGCTGCTACTGGAATCGCTGATGGCACTGTTCTGTATCAAGTTGGTACTGCATTCGAAGAAGGCTCCACTCGTCCGCAAGCACTGAACAACACGCCTGTTCGCATTACTAACCTCACGCAAATCTTCCGTAATACGTGGGCACTTACTGATACGGCTCGCGCTATTCAAGTGATTGCAGGTGAAACCAACATTGCTGAGTCCCGTCAAGATTGTGCAGCTTTCCATGCTGCTGATATTGAGAAAGCTTTGTTCTTTGGTCAGAAATCTAGCAGCACTCGTAATGGTCGCCCCTTCCGCACTATGGAAGGTCTGATTGCAGCGATCAATAATACCAACTACTACAGCCCAATTTACGCTGGTGTGCCTAACGTAACTGCTGCTGGCGCAACCACTACGTATGCTCAACTGGAAACTGCTCTTGATCCTGTGTTCAACCAGAATACTGATCCGAAGATTGCTAACGAGCGTACACTGTTTGTCGGTGGCACTGCTCGTAAAGTGCTTAACGGTATCGGTAAGTTGTATGGCGATTACGAAATTGTTGATGGTCAGACTTCTTATGGTTTGCAATTCACGACCTTTAAGACTAGTCGTGGTACGTTCCGTATGATTGAGCATCCGCTGTTTAACACTAACACCACTTGGAGCAAAATGGCTGTTGCTGTTGACTTGTCCACTTTCAAGGTTGCTTACTTGGGTGATCGCAAGACGCAGAGCAAAGAGTTCAACACTGATGGTAATGCTGCTGATAACGGTATCGACGCTGTTGGTGGTACTCTGACCACGGAGCTGACTTGTGTTGTTAAGAATGCTCCTGCTAATGCTGTCATTTACGGTCTGACTGCTGCAGCGTAAACCCCCTGAGAGAGGACGACCTTAATTGTTGTCCTTCTCTCTTTTCTCTACTCTCCAAATCTAAACACAGGAATTATATATCATGGCAATGGCTAAAGTGTTTCACAATTCTGTTCCCAACTGCAAAGTTATCCACCCAAATGGGCGTCAGATCATCTTTGCAAATGGCAAATGTATTACCTCTATTAAAGTTGATATTGATTATCTTGAAAGCCTTGTAGCTTCTGGTGATCAATTCATAAGTGTCGATCCTAATGAGCTTGAAATTGATACGGAAGATTTGACCGAAGCTGGCCGCATTAAGAAGCTGCAGCGTGAAGCTGTTGAAGCATATAAAGCTCAAGTTGCTTTGGCATCTGCTCAAGTATCCAAGTCTACTGAGAACCAAGGAGTCCTTCCTATGACTTCTGCTCAAGTTGTTAATTCGCTTGAGTCCAACGGTGCAGCAAGTACTGAAAGTAAACCTGCTAGCCTCGAAGGTATTGCGGGCGCCAAAGTTAACCTGACTCCTGCCAAGTAAGTTCACTCTAACGAGAATCTTTGAAAGAATCTTTGATATGCCAAACGCAGCCTTTACAGCTTTGCTTACAGATGTATACAGCATCACTAATAGGAGTGACCTTGTAGCTGAGACTACTCTTGCTGTAAGGGCTGCGACTCTGAAGCTTCACCAGAGTGATTTTTATCCTAAAGACTTGTCTGAGGCTAAGGTGCAATTTGCATCTTCAGATTATTTCCAGTCTTTAGCTTACAGCTCTTTGTTCCCTAGATTCCGTAATCTCGCATACATCCGTAAATACGAGAATGGTGCGCCAACAAGTACACTTAAAGTTATTGAACCTACAAATATCTTTGATTCATATGGTGTAGCTAAAGAAGATGTATGCTATATGGCAGGTACAGTAATCCAGATTAAATCATCTACAGCAGTTCAAGATGTTCTACTCGGCTTCTATCAAAACCCTATCACTGATCCTGAAACTTATTCTTCTTGGATTGATGATAATTACAGGTATGCAATTGTAGTTGAAGCTGTTGCTACCGTATTCAAGATGATTGGCTTTGATGAGCAAGCCTCTATGTATAAGAATATTGCAGCTGAGTGGGCAATGCAAGTTAAAAACTCCAATATACTAGCTGAAGGTTATTAAGGATTTATTAAGATGTCAGATTGGTTTAACCTATTGACAGGCAATGAGTGGCAGCATTACATTCCGTTTGCAGCGCTTGTAGCAAAACAGCCTATACCAGAAAATAGACCAGCTGCAACAAGAATAATTGAGCAGGGCTTTGTTGGATTAATAGCCTCTGCTGTCACCTTACTTGCCACAGTTCAAATTATGCAGAATGATATTGAGGCTTTAAAGAAAGACGCTGATAAGAGAGAGGCGATTGCTGCTAAAGCTGTTGCTGACTCTGAGGTACGTGTTACAAGTCAAATTCAAGAACTGCGTTCAATTATGTTGCGCGCAAATAGATAGCTTAATAGCTTAATAGCTTAATAGCTTAATAACTCGGTAAATAATTCAATGGCACAGCAACAGTACAGAGCTAACTTGTTATCTGCAAACTTCCCATTTCTGTCTGAGAACTTTGGGCGCTCTGTTATTGTTGGTCAGTACGATCAAAATACATCTAAAGCTGCTGAAGCTTCTGCTGGAAACGATAAGACATCTAATGCAGGTATCCCGCAGATGTACTATTGTCATAATGTAGTACCTACTCAGCAAGGTCTGCAGTCTGTAGGATACCATCAATTAACTGGTACTGCAGGTAATGGAGCTTTTCGCGGGGTGTTAGCTCTGCGTGACTCTCTGGATCGTAAAGCTTATCTAGGTTATGACTCAGCAGGTAACATCTATGTAACAACTTCCCCATACAATGCTTGGGTATACAAAGCCACACTAGGTGCAGGTAAGCTGATTACTCGCGCGTATGTACAAGGTGTAACTTACATCTACATTGCAAACGTAGGATGTTACAAATATAATTTCAACACTAACGCTCTTGAAGCTGTAACTCTAACAGGACTCACAGCCAGTGCTGTCCTTGGAGTAACTGCACTTAGTGGGTACCTTCTTGTATGGACAGCAGATACAATTGCTTGGAGCGCTATTGCTGACCCAACTGATTTTGTACCTTCTCTCTCCACAGGCGCAGGCGGAGGTTCAGTAGAAGGTGCAGCGGGTGCATTGCTTATGTGTGCAGCAGCTAACGTAGGTATTATCGGCTATACAACTGGTAATGTGATTTCTGCTAACTACACAGGTAACAGCCAGTATCCATTCATCTTTAGAGCCTTACCCTCCTCTGGTGGACTCAAGCTAGTTCAGCACGCTGACTATGACTCACTCTCTGGCCAGCAGTACGCTTACACTACTTCTGGATTACAACTGTTCGACGTACAGCGCGCTCAAACAGTTCTTCCAGAAATTACTGATTTCATCTCTGGAACTGAATTCGAAGACTGCAACTCCTCTACAGCAGTCATCACCAAAGAGAAGTTATCTACTGCAATGGTTAAATCCATCAAGGTTGTAGCAAATAGATATCTTATTGTATCTTATGGTAAGACTTCACTGACTCATGCAATCTTGTATGACACGCAGCTTAAGCGTTTTGGTAAGCTTAAGATTACTCATGTCAGTGTAGTAGACCTAATTCTAGGGGAAGAATCTGCTGATGTAGCTAAGAACAGTATTGGCTTTGTTCTTGCTAACGGATCAATTCAAGTTGTTGATTGGGATTCCTCAGTTGAAGCTACTGATGCAATTGCGTTTCTAGGTAAGTATCAACTCACGCGTTCCAGACTGCTTCAACTTGATGCTGTTGAATTTGAGAACATTGAGGTAGGAGATGTTTTCACAGCTAAAGATCTTGTAGCACTTGACGGTAAGAATACAGTATCTAATACTCTTACATTAGCAGAATCTGCAGGATTGTATAGAAAATACAATTGCAGGCTTGTTGGAACTAACCACACTCTTGCATTGAGTGGCTCATTCAGACTTAACACACTGCTTCTTACATTTAATGTACACGGAAAAAGATAGGAGTTGAAATGAGCGTACAATCTTATGCACTTAACCTTGGGCTTAATGCTGTACCTGATGACTCTCTTGACCCAGAAGTGTGGGCAGAGCTTAATAAGGTATTTGCTGCGCTTAAAGCTCTAGCTGACTCTATGGACTCAGGAGTGCATCCCGGCCTAATTGGTACTCCTGGCTCTCAGATTAAAGCGCAAATATACTCAGTAATGTATCGTCAGCCTCAGGTAGCAATTCCTGCAGGTACAGTGTGTATGTTCGATAAAGGAGTGCCTAGACCTTGTAGTGCTACTTACCCCTTTGCAGATGGCATTGCCGAAGTAGACATTGCTGCTAATACTCCTGGCCCATTCATTATGTTTGGACTTGTGTACTATGTTCCAGGCGGGCTGGTTTCTGGATCAAGATACTACATTAATACTGGAGGCTCTGGAGCAATTACAACTGATGCTGGAGGCAGATTTGTAGGTCAAGCCTTCTCAGCTCATTCACTCTTTTTTGATCCTCAGAGATTCTAACAGGAATACTTGCTATGTCTCTAATTGATATGTCAGCAGCTGAAGCAATCTCAAGGACACTTAACAGTGCTCCTAACTCAAGAGTTGATCCTAAGCTGTGGCTTGAACTCTCAAGAGTGCACTCAGCTATTAAGGAGATGGCAGCTCTTACTGATGCAACCAGTAATCCACCTGGAGGTACATATAATGATGTACCAGTTAATATGTACCTGCAAGAGCAGACAGTTGTAACTGCTCGTGCTGCTCAAGCTGTGCTTGCATATCGACCTGTTAGATTGATACTCACAGCTGGTGAACTCCAAGCCTACTGGCCAGCATACAGCTCTGCTCCTACAATCTTCACTCGCGCTGATGCAGTTTCTACTGCTGATGTAGCTGTTGGAGAACTTGGACACTTCATTCTTAGAGGAATAGCAGCTGCTAGAGTAGCTAACTTAACTACAGCCTATCTTGATTGGTTTAAGAGTAGACTGTTTGCAAACGGCCAGCCAACAGGTTCTAATGGAGGCCACTATTTTGATGCTAATGGAGGCTCCTCAGGTTCAACTTTTGCTAACCGAGACTATGCAATCTGTGGAGTACTTCTTCATACATATCAAGCGGCTGCACCTCTGAGCACTTGTCTTATGTACTTTAACCCTGAACGCACTTGGAACGATAAGGGATATACATCTTAACTATTATGAAATTATCAGATCATTTTACTCTTGCAGAAGCAACATTTTCTAGAACTGCTTCTAAGCGACGCATCGACAATACACCTTCTGAGGCGGAGATTCAGACATTAACTAAGTGTGCCACTCAGCTTGAAAAGGTACGAGCACTTCTCGGCAATCGCCCAGTCACTGTATCTTCTTGGTTCCGCTCTCCTCAGCTTAGTATTGCAATTGGATCCTCTGCTCGCTCTCAGCACTGTAAAGCTGAAGCAGTTGATTTTATGTGCCACTCCTTTGGATCAGTTCGCTCTATCTGCGAGCGCATTATTGATCACAAGGAGCTAATTAAATACGATCAACTTATTCTTGAGAATGGTTGGGTACATATCTCATTTGCAATTGTATCCCGTAAAATCCCTCGTGGCCAAGTCCTTACAATAACCCCAGATGGGAAAACTCATCTTGGACTTGTACACTATAAATAAGATAGCAAGACTTATCAATACACCTACATACACAGGAGCTATACATTATGGCTGAAGCAACTAATCTTCTCTCTGCATTTCTTCCTAAGAAAGATGCAACTTCTAAAGGTACTGCAACTGAGACAACTAAGACTGATCTTAGCGAAGATGCGATCAGTGAGATTATTAGAGGTATGATGGAATCTGACTCAGGTCTCGCATCTATTCTGCAAGGTCAAGCAGGTAAAGGTTTGTATAACTCTTCTACTTCTCAGCTGCTTACCAATGACTTAGCTGCACGTGTTGCTGGTAAAGCTGCACTTGCCTCTGCTCCTACTACACGTACTGTCTCTGAAACTAAGAAGCAGAGTGCAGGAGGTGTTGATCCTAAGATGGCTGCTGGCCTGAAGTTGATGGAAGCCCTTGTTGGTAAAGCCTTTGGTTCAGCTCCTAGGAATGGTCAGCAGCAAGGTCAGCAGCAAGGTAGAGCTAATCCAAATGGCTCATTTCAATCTATGTTAGATCAAGTACTTGGAAGAAAGGGGAAACAGAATGAGGATGGAGCCTTTGCAGATGGTGGAGCTGCTTTTAGTAGTCTTGGTGATAGCGGATTTAATCCTGCTGGCAGTTTTGACTTCTCTGCTCCTAGCTTAGGCTTCACCGGAGGTGGAGGTTCTGGCAACTTCGGAGGAGGCTTTGGCTCTAACTTTGACTTCGGAGGCTTTGGTGGTGGAGGATTTGATTCACTCTCCTTCGGACTTGGCGGAGGCGGTTATGATTACAACCCTTTCAGTATGACTGGAGGTAATAACTTCTCTCTAGGTAATACTATGGGCAATTCCTTTGGTGGAGGTAGCGGTTACGACTTCGGAGGAGGTTTCAATACTCCTTCTTCTTCCTTTGGTGGAAATTCCAACAGCTTCTATGAGCCTGCTAATTACGGCTTTGGTTCTGGCGGCTCCAGTTTCTGGATGTAATTAGGAAGTCAGGAGATCACATTATGGCAGATCAAAATAGGTTACTTGATGCACTTAATACTTCAGCTGAAGCTTCTAATGATGCAAGCAAGCAGAAAGATATGCTTACCTCTGTACTCCAGCAGATGGGATTACTTCAACAAGAATCAGCTAAGGCCATTGATAAGTCAGTGGCAGCTACTAATGTTGTAGAAGGTACAGCTCTAGAAGGACAGCAGCGCGCACAAGATGATGCTCGTACTTACGCAGCCTCAGTAGGAGCACTTGGCACTAGCCCTGAAGCATTACTTGTACGTTTAGGTGTTGACTTGAATGCCCAACTGGAGGCATCTAAGTCTGCGCGTGATAACCTTGTAGCTAAGCAGTCAATCAATATGATTGATAATCCTCTTGGATGGCTTCATGCTCAAATGACTGTGGAAGCTGACCAAGCTAACTACAACATTGCACAGCAGGCAGCTTCTGGAATATCTAAAGATATTGCTACAGCTACTCAAGCAGTTGATTCTTTTGGTAGAACTCAAGCAGCCTTGGCTGTTAAGATCACTGATGCTTCACGAGTTGCAGCAGCTAATGCAAGGATCGCAGAAGCAGAAGGGGCTAAAGCTAACGCACTGCGTGGCCATCTTAAAGATGAAGTTGCAATTGCTGGTACTATTCAAAATGCTTCAGCTGCTCAAGCTCAAGAGGCGCAGCGCAGACTTGGCATGATTGTAAATCAGGAACAACTTGCACTTGAGCGTGAACGCTTTGAGATGTCTAAGCAGCAGTTTGCTTGGGAGAAAGAATCTAAGCAACTTGCACTTAAGAGTAAAACTGCTGCAGAAACAACTAAACAGCAACTGCTTGCCCAATATAACGTAGGTGCAGAAGTTCTGGGATTACCTGCGGAAACTAATTTTGATCTACTCATGGCACGAGTTGAACTCGGTGGAACTGACAAGACTCGAATCAGTGCAGCTATGGAAGCAGGAGGTAATACTTTAGCAGCTAAAGCTTCACGCACTGCTGGAAGTCCTGCAGGTGCTGCATCTATGATGGCTAAAGGTGTGTATCCTAGATCTAATGATGCAAGCTTTGCTTCAATGAAGAAATACTTTGCTGAAACTTGGAGAGATAAAGTTGCAATCAGTGGAGGTAAAGAAGAAGTTGTCATTGCTAATGTGAATGCTCAAGTCAAAGCTGATGCTGAGAGGTTTGCTAAGAATGCAACTGCTTCTGGATCTTTCTATGCACCTCCTCCAATTGAAGTGCTGACTGCTACTAAGTCTGTGCAAGCAACTCCGCTGTATAAGAAAGTACTCGCTACTGCTGGTAAAAATCTTAAGACTGCTGATCCTGAGCCAATTGTTAAGCTTGCATATGCGGCTGCTTCTGAAGGAGTAATCACTTTTGAGCAAGCAGCTACTGGACTGACTGAGTTGTACGGTCAAGCAGTTGCAGTTAACAATCACACTAACAGATACGCTCAACTTGGGATACCTTCTCAGGAGAGTTTCACAGTGCTTAAAGATGGCAAGTCTGTTAATTTGACAGATTACTCAGAGACTCTCAGAGCGCTTGCAGTCATGAAGGCTCAAGAGATGGATGCGTTCACTAAAGCTGGAATGCTGAATATGCCGTTTAGCTCTGTGATTGCTCCGTTTGTATCTGCTGTTAAAAACTAATTAAACCTTAGGAAACTACATTCTCATGGCAACTCTTGAATCATTTGGCGGTGATGGAGCAGCTGAAGCTTCTTCTTTGTTTGTAGCTGCTGATGTACATAACGTAGCAAACAATGGAGCCTCCTTCTGGGATGATCCAATGAGCACTGTCAGCGGTATTCCTAAGTTTATCGGGCTTGGTATTGCAAGTGGAGTCAATCAAGTATACAATATTGCTCCTACTATTGGCAACTGGTTTGGAGGTAATTACGAGCAAAATAAGCTTGCAGATACTCTTGCCTCTTATGATTCAGACATAGCAAAGTACTACGAGGAGCATCAAGATGGTATTGATGTTCTTGGTTTTGTGCTCTCTAGCATTGTTCCAGGAACTGCAGGCGTTAAAGTACTTCGGGCTGGACAGACAGCTCTAAATACGGCTGTTGAGACTGGTGCCATTGGTGTCAACATGTCTAAGGCTACTGGCTTGCTTGCACCTTCTACTACTAAAAATATTATTGCTGCCACTGAGCAGATGATTACTGGCGGCACTCCATTTAAGCTTACTCAGACTAATTTGCTGAGAGGTCTTGGTGCAGGTGTTGGACAATCAGTTCTAGAAGGTGCTGCATTTGAGATTGCAGTAGCTGCTACAATGTACAACTCTCCTGTACTTGAAGATCAAGACTTTGGCGATCTAATTTCTAATGTCGTGTGGGGTGCTGGACTTTTTGGAGTAATTGGTGGAGCCTTTCAGGCAGCTTCTACAATTGGAGCTGTTAAGAAAGGTTTGAAAGCTTTTGATTCTGAAGCCTCTCCTTGGAGTCATATTGAAGTTCCACGAGAAGGTACTGCTACTTCTGATCGTATCCTAATGCTGAATGAGCAGAGACTTTCCATGCCCTCAGTCATAAGCGGGGCCAAATACGAGGCTAAGTTAGTTGAGCTTGGTAAAGCTAAGCAAGGATCTCTTGAAACTATGCTGAGGAAAGAGATGCAAGACCTTGCTGGAGGAGACACTGTTGCAGCAGAGTTGTTGTATAAAAACCTTCTCGCTCAAGACGGTAAAACTGCTACTTCTAACTTTTGGGAACTCAAAGATGTTGTGCGACTTAAAGAGCGTACAGCTGGTGAGAAGTTATTGGATAAAGTACTCAAGCGGAAAGGAAACTTAGATGAAGTCGTTGAAGCTCTGGATCACCACCAAGCGTTCTTGGTTACTCGCGGTGCGCAAGCTGGTAAAGTATTGGATGAAGCTCCAGCATTTAAACACCACGCAGATACGATTAAGCCTAATCAAGAAGTTATTCTTAGCCCTAAAGGCATTCAAGTAGGCAAGACTCTTACTCATATTAAAGAGGCAGGTTTTGATATTATCAGAGCTTCTTCAATTGACACAGAAGTCCGTACTGCCTGGGCACGTAAGTACTTCCAGCCTAAAGAAGGTACAATTATTGAAGCAACTGATCTTCCACTTCTGGATGCAGCTTATGCTAAAGTACTTGATGAAGGTGTGCCAATTCCACTGATTAAAGTTGGAGATATTACATTCCAACCTGCAACTGCTGATGAGTTTCTGAGTGCAATTGCTCAGTTTAAAGATGATGTAGCCCGACAGCTGCTTAAGACTAGAAAAACTTTATCTCATGATGAAGTAGCTAAGATGGTTAACGTTAAGGCTGATTACCTTTCAGGTGCTCGGCAAGCAGGCTCCCAAGTTGATAACCTGTTTGCAGATTTGACTGAGATTAAAGCATTCAATGCAGCGCAAGGAACTTCTGTTGAGAACCTTCTTGATGTACCTTCTACTCTTAAGCTTGCATATAAGAAAGACAGAGTAACTGATACTGACGGTAACTGGCTGCAAGGCATGGAAGCAATTGCTAGGCAGCAACGTCTGTACGCTGATGATGCAGCTAGAGCTTCCCATATTATTCTTGGAGCAGATGCTGAAAAGTTGATTCCAATTACTATGGAGGAGATTCAGAAAGCTAACCGCATGGGAGCAGGTGCATCTTTTATATCATTTGCAGCTGACAACTATGGATCGCTTGGGGCTAAGTTTGAGTATCTAGGTAAAGTCACTGTTGATATCATTAGCGATAAAAAAGCTGCTGTTCGTGAAGTGATGGAGCCTCTGCTGTATAAGCTCCAGAATGATCAAGCTGCCACGATTGAGTGGAGTAAGCTGATGCAATCTGTTAGAGGCTCTGAGCATGCATTTAAACTATCTGATGATGGAACATCTTTAGTTCTTGCTGATGAAAGAGCAGCTAAAGCACTTGCTGATGCAGGTGAAGATATTCCAACTATTGCACTAGAGTCAGAAACTGTTCGTAATCTTGCACGTGCTCACATTGAGCTTAATGCTAAGCGAGTTGAAAACTTAAGAGCACTCAGAGCTTCTCAAGGTTTAGAGACTAACATGAAGGCTGATACCTTCTATGCTCCTCCTCCTAACCCGAAAGACTATCCTTACTTCGCATTTGTAGTTGATCCTACGATTACAGGTACAGGACACTCTAAGATGCTGTATGCTGCATCTGAAGCTGAACTCAAAACTCAGATGTCTACAGTTCGTGCGCAGTTTCCTGAATTTAAAGTGCTTGAGAAAGGTGCAGCAGAAAGTTATTATAAAGCAGTAGGTAAGTTTGACTATGAGAAAACTCTCAATGAGAACTACATTGATACAGCGCTTAAGCGTAAAGGTGTCTCTGCGCCATTCTTAATCAAGACTGATCCTAAGCTTGTAAGTGAGGAGCTGTTTCAGTGGCATTTGGGAGCTGAAGCTGGTGTTGTACGCGAGACTGTCTCTAATCAATATGCTACTCAGTTTGAAGCATTGAAGCATCTCGGGGAACAATACACATTAGCTGCTACCTCTAAATATGGCGGAGCTTCTCTTGCTAAGTATGCAGAAAGCACTGTTCAGAATCCGTATACTGATTACATCAAGACAGCTCTTGGCATTAACAAAGCTAATGAGTATCCTTTCTGGATGCCTGTTCAGAAGATGCTGGATAATAAGTTCTCACAGCTGTGGGCTGGAGTTAAGTCTGCATCTGTAGATATCAAGTCCTCTGCTGATCTCCAGAAGATTAATACTTTGCTTCAAGAAGCTGGATATAAAGGCGCATACTATGATGCGGCACTGAATAGCGCAGTAAACTCCTCGCTTCCTAGAGGCGCTCTCACTGCTTACGTACAAGAGTCTAATGCGGTGCTGTCATTATTTGCACTGAGAATGGATCCACTTAATGCTCTCAACAACGTGATTGGCTCCAATGTCCTACTTAATACTGAGATTCGCTCACTACTTGCTAATATTACAGGTAGGTCTGTGGAAGCTGCTGGAGAGTTGGCCGCATTAACTAAGCTTAAACTTCCTGGAACTGATAAAGCAGTTTTGAACCATGGAAGATTGCTAACTAATGCAATTAAGAATTTTGCATCTTCTGATAAAAAGTATCATGAATTCTATAAGGCTAATAAGTTTACTACTGATGTGCGAGAGCAGTACCTGAGCACTCTTGATATGATGGCATTGCGCCAAGGAGAGACTGTAACTTCTCTGAGTGTTAAGCGTAAGGAATTGGTAGAGCTAGGTAAGAAGTGGGCAGGTAAAGCTGAAGGCTTATCAGGTAACAAACTCGCTGAAGAATTCAACCGCTTTGTAGCTGCTGATGTAATGAGACAGATTACTGATGTAGCAGTTAAGCATGGAGCAATGGACACAAAAACAGCATTGTCCTATATCAATACTTTTGTCAATCGTACTCAAGGTAACTTCATGGCGGCCCAGCGTCCTATGATGTTTCAAGGGCCAGTTGGACAAGCTGTTGGATTGTTTCAAACGTATCAATTTACATTGCTCCAGAACTTGTTCCGTCATGCAGCTGAAGGCTCTAAGAAAGATATGGCTATGCTGCTTGGTCTCCAAGGCTCTATCTACGGTATGAACGGATTGCCTGCATTCAATGCAATTAACACGCATATTGTAGGTAATGCCTCAGGCAATAAGGAACACCGGGATTTGTACTCTGCAATCTATGGTGGAGCAGGTAAGGATGCTGGAGACTGGTTGATGTATGGTCTTGCTTCTAACATGTTTCTGCATCCTGATCTTAAGGTTAACATGTATACCCGTGGCGATATTAATCCTAGACATGTAACTATCATTCCTACTAATCCTGCTGATGTGCCCTTCATTAGTGCTCAAGCTAAGTTCTTTGGTAATATGTTTGAAACCTTAGGTAAGCTTGGGTCTGGAGGTAATATAGGTAATATCGTTCTTCAAGGAGTTGAACACAATGGTATGAGTCGACCTCTCGCAGGACTTGCTCAGACTATGCAAGCAGCTACTAATCCGCATACACAAGTAATCTCTACAAACAAGCAAGGTAACATTGTAGGCTCTAATGATCTCGTGTCTCTCATGACTCTTGGTAGACTCCTTGGGGGTAAACCTCTTGATGAAGCGCTCACGCAAGATGCATTCTTTAGACAGAAAGCTTACACATCTGCTAATGCTGCTAAGGTTGCTAAGTTGGGAGAGATTGTTAAGAGCACAATGATGGCTGGCGGATCACCTACTGAAGGGCAGATGACAAACTTCATGGAGCAGTATGTGGGAGCTGGAGGCAAGCAAGATAAATTTAACCAATTCATGCTAAGACAGCTTAAGAACGCAACTAAGTCTCAAGCAGAACAAGTACGAGACTCACTAACCAAACCATATTCACAGACACTGCAACAGATGATGGGAGGTTATGATCCAACGCCTGTACCCCAAGGTGAAGTACTTGAGTAAGAATCATATACTTGTACTAAGTTGAATACACAGTACAGTTGAAATTCGCAATCCACAGGAGAGGTATCTTATTATGGGTCAAACTTTTGAACACACTTCAGCAGTTCCTGCTGCTAAGCCTTTCACCATTGGCCCAATTAAAAACAATCGTTGGGTAATGTGTGAAGGTAAGGTTGGAATTGTTACTAAGCTGTCAAAGGAAGGAGCCTTTTTTAATGCTGTAGGTGAGAATGGAATTACCTACATGTCACGCTTTGTTGATCCGTTCTCACTAGTTCTTGCAAGTTGGGAGCAGATACCTGTAATTAGGCGCCCTACTCTTGAACGCGCCTATGAACTCGGGTATGCAATTCCGCAAGATTAACACACTCTTAATAGGAAATCTTATTTATGTCTCTTAACGTACCAGACTCAGCAGAGCTGTTAGCACTTAAAGCTTTCATTGGGCACACAGCACAGTCTGAAAATGCAGTACTTGGGCTGTTCACTTCCAACATCACTCCTTCAGATACTGACACTGCAGCTACTTATACTGCAATTGAAGCAGCTGGAGCTGACTATGCACGCAAAGCAATTGCGCGAGCTTCTTGGAATGTAGGCTTTAATCCAATTACATATGCTGCTCAGACTTGGACATTCACTGGAGCGCTGGCAGGAAGCGCAACTATCTATGGCTATTTTGTGCTTCGTGCAACATCTCTTGACATCATGTGGAGTGAAGCTTTTGATTCTGGCTTCCAACCTCTTGCTAACGGTGATGCTCTCATTGTTAATTTGCAGCTAGGAGCTAATTAAAATGGCATTTACAATTCCTGATAAAGACGAAGGTCTAAATAACCTCCAAAGTGTTTGGTTCCAAGAGTACATTGATGTGCTTGTGGCTGGAGTAGGTAGCAATGATGCAGTAATTTCTGGCTGCGCTGTTACTCCTTCTGCTGGCATGACACTCGCAGTTGCTGCTGGCTTGGTTAACTCTGTAGGCGTAGCCTATACTGTAGGTGTTGCTAACCCAGTGATTGGTGCAGCTGATGCAACTTATGCACGGCTGGACTTTGTTGTAGTTACTTCTGCTGGAGCAGTTGCTGTTCGTGCTGGAACTGCTGCTCTTAATCCTAAACCTCCTGCAAAAACTGCTGGTGATGTTGTACTTGCTGTTGTGTATGTGCCTGCAGGAAGTGTAGCTGTTGGAGCTAATCAGCTTGTTGATATGCGGGTTGGAGTAAGTCCTAAGTTAGCAGCAATTGTTAATGGCTCAATGGGCGCATTCAGCCACCGCAACAAGATCATCAACGGAGCGATGGTGATTGCGCAGAGGGGGACTAGTTTCCCCACCACTATTAACCACACGCACTACCTTGACCAGTGGCGGTTGAACTTCATTGGTGGCGCTTATTCAATAGCACAGTCCACAGATGTACCGCCCAGTGGAGAATTTCAGTACAGTATGCGTGCTACTGTCACCACTGCTAACCCTACTGTTGAGGCTGGGGAGACTGGGTGCTTACACCACAGGATTGAGGGTTACGCCGTTCGTGATTTGGTGGGGCGCACATTCACTGTATCGTTCTGGGTACGAAGCCCTAAGACGGGTGTGCATTGTTTGTCGTTTAGAAACAGTACTGCTGATCGCAGTTATATTGCGGAATACACCGTCGATACTGTGAACACGTGGGAGTATAAAACGATCACTGTGACTGGTGGTTTGCCAACTGATGGTACTTGGAATTTTACAAACGGTATCGGGCTGCAGGTGTGGTTTACTTTCCTAATCGGCTCCAGTTTTACCACAACAGCAGGTTCATGGGTCACTGGGGATTATCTCGGCAGCCCGAACCAAGTGAACTGTATGGACACAATTGGCAACGTTGTGGCTATCACTGGTGTACAACTTGAAGCTGGCCCAGTGGCTACCTCATTCGAGCACCGTCCGATTGGTACTGAGTTGGCTTTGTGTCAGAGGTACTACTACCGTAATTCTGATGGTGGGTCTGGTTTGGCTACTTTTGGCGTAGGTGTCGCAACAACTACAAGTCTTGTAGAAATTTCAATCCCGCTACCACAAACAATGCGAGCTGTGCCCACGTTTTCTTATTCTTTTGTACAACTACTGGACGGTATTGGTTCCATTGGTATACAGGGAATTTCTCA